CATTGTGCGAGTTCATCTACGAAACCAGTGCACGGGTCGGCAACAAGAATGCAGCCACTGCCGGTGAACGTACATTCGGTGCTACGCAACTTCTAGTTAAGCACTTCCGATTCAACGCCAACGGTTGCACAGTCACATACGTTGGTAAGTCTGGCGGTAAGCAACAGCACAAGCTCAAGTTCAACACGGCTCGCGGACGCCAACTCGGTGAAGCACTTACCAAGTTCGCAGAAGGCAAAGCACCGTCTGATCCTATGTTTACCTTTAATGGTAACCAAGTGTCCGGTGCCATGATTAACAGCTATATGCGAACGCTTGGATTCCCACGGGCCTTCACTGTCCACAAGCTGCGTACTGCACGTGGCAGCGAGATGGCAATGGCGTTGTTGAAGAACGCACCCTTCAAGAAGAACGACGGCACCAAGGATCAAGTCATACATAAGTGGTTGGAAACCGAAATTCTCAAGATCGGTGCTGAACTTGGTCACATGAGCGGTGAAAAGGTTACAGCGAATACTGCCATCGCAAACTACGTCGACCCGAGTATTCTAGCGGAGTTCTACGCTAAGTTGGGTATTCGCCCAAGTGCGAAGGTGCAGAAAGCCATCGATTCTATTAAAAAGGAAGCAGTATGAAAATCACGTTGGGCCTGAAGGCAGAAGCGGCTGGCGCTAATTAACATGAAAATACTGATAAGTCTATCCTCTAAAGTAAAAGAGAAATACAGTGCTCCTTTGGACAGCATTCTGTCAAAAGCGGAGTTGAAGTTTCTGAAATCTTGGTGCATTGATGGAAGCGTCGCCACCTCCGCTTCGCTTGAGCTGTTCAAGACCATCCGCAAAAAGCTAGAGAAAGCCGGCGTCTACGTCGAATCGAAAGGCGCACCTATTTTTAGAGGCATCAATCTTACGACTGCACAGTTCGAGAAGCTGGTTATAGATGGCGGCTTGCCTGAAACCGGAACAACAGCCGTATCTTGGACCCGCGACCTGAACAAAGCGCTTGCTTACTCCAAGGGTTCAATGAAGCGTACCCCTGGTCCTGTATGCGTTATTCTCAAAAAGAAGACAGGTTCCTACGCTTCCGAAAAGGTCATCGAATTGATGGATGTGGCGCAGCGGGTAGCGGCACACTTCAAGGCGGGTGCGCCGTTTAACCGAGAGGTAATTCTGCGTTCTAAGCCGTTAAGTATCGAAGACGTGGCCTTCGTTTTCTGTAATGGTGACTTCAATAAGCAGAACAAACTTAAATTTCAAAAAAGTCTGCTAAAGTTGCAATCGTTGGGTTTGACAGGAAAAAACATAACCATTGAAAAGTCTTTCCTGAAAGTCAATTCTTCAGGTATACTCATCAATGCTAAACGACCAACGCAATTGAGGTTTGCAGGTTTTTGAGTATTCTCTCTGAACATAGTTCTGGAGCATATTTTTGAACTTATCAATTTACTTTCATCGCAACAGTAGTTGTGATTAAGGTAGTAGGTCGCTGACCCATTAACCTACACTTACTTCTGGAGACAACAATGACCAAGCGTACCCAAATTCGTGGGATCGTTGTTGCCGGTAACTCTCTGGAAGAGGCACAAGAACTCTACCGCGCTGTGGCCACTGGCCAGGACGCTCAGGCACTGCACGATGAAGGTGACACCTTCGTAGTCCTGGCATCCGCCAGTTCCGACATCAACATGCTCAACCCGCTTACTGGCGCGGATGACCTGGTTGTTGGTGACGGCCTGACCGAGCAAATGGAGTTCCTGTCCTCTGACAGCGAAGCCGTCAACATCAATTACACCGTCTGCACTGCGGGTTGCAACGCTCACATTCTGGCTGACGACAGCGAACTCATGCAGTTCTGCCCAGCGTGCGCCAGTACCCTCGAAGACCTGACCGAAGAACAGATCGCTGCTCTCTCGGCTGGTGAAGAAGGTGATGAGGGTTGTGATGATTGCGTGACTCAGGAAAGCGTTATCGCTTGTGCCGCTACCCTTGAAGAGGCCGTAGCTGCGTACAGGTCCCTGATCACCGGCGAAACCCAAGCAACCACCATCAAGTGCGGTGACGTTATCGTTGCTACTGCTGGTGCGTCCAAGTTTGACGTTTACAGCGGCTGCGAAGCTACTGTGGTTGATCATCAGCCTGCATCGCTCGAAGCGATGGCCAGCACCGGTGATGAACTGGATGCTCATCACTACGTTTGCGCTTCTTCGGAATGCGGCAGCCATGTGATTTCGTCCGACGATATGCCTGTCTTCTGCCCATCCTGCTCCAGCGGCCTGCTCGATCCTGAAGAGGACTACGACGCAGAAGCCAGCTCCGACGAGGATGACGAAGAAGCAAACGCCGCTTCCGAAGACGACGACTCCGATGAATCCAACGTTGCCACCGCTGGTGATGACGAAGACGACGATATCGAAGAAATCGACGACGAGGATGACGAGGAAGAAGACGACGAGGAAGAGGAAGACGACTCCGACGAAGACGATGAAGATGATTCCGATGAGGATGAAGATGATTCGGACGACGACGAAGACGACGACACTTCTCTGACTCTCTCCGTTTCTTCGGTTCAGGCCTCCAAGCGTGCTCGCAACCGTCAAGAAGCAGTTGCTTCCAACGTTGAGCAGGAAGAAGTCATGACCGCAGTCGCTGCATCTTTCCTGGCTGTCGCAGGTGATCTGGACGCTACTAAGCTGGACGTTGCATACGCAGCGAACCTGCAGGGCGAGAACACCTGGCTGGCTTTCTACAACGGCGTACCCGTTGCTAAGGCCCTGGCATCCAATACCAAGCATGGTGAAATCTTCAACAGTGAAGTGTTTGGCCGTGCCTTCAAAGCACAAGCGAACGAGCATGGCGTACAAGCCGCTCTGACGCAAATGGGCTTCGAGGAAATCCGCCCTGAGATTCAGGTTGGCGATTACGTCAAGTCTGAAATCGACAGCCAAGTTGCTGCTCGTACTCAGGAAGTTGTTGCTTCTGCTGAGCGTGACAAGCAAGAGCTGACCGATCGTTTCTCTGCCGCTATGGCTCTGGCCGCTACTGGCCTGACCAAAGGCTTCTTCAAAGGCAAAGTAAACCCGATCAAACAAGCTCTGGTCGAGTCGCTGTCTTCGGTAGGTATCGACAACGCGGAAGCTCTGGTGAACAATGCGTTCTCCTCTAAGAGCAACGAGTACCACAAGGTGCTGTTGGCCCAAGCCTCCAACATCATGTCGTACGGCCTTGAAGTTCAAAACCAGATCGCAGAAGCCATCGCCAGCGTCAATGACGTTGAAGAAGCCCATGCGTCTTCTGCCCCGGTGACACTCGGTCGTCCGGTGCAGGTCGAGAAGGAAAAGCCAGTTGAAGCAACTGCCTCTTCCGCACCCTCTGCCGATTTCCAAACCAAGCTGCGTAGTGCAGTTGGTGGTCTCGGCAAGCGTATCTAATATCCGGAGATAACTACCATGCTGGTACAAAAGTACACTCGCCTGTTCATGACCGAGCACCGCAAAGTCGAAACTGGCGCTCAAATCGCAGAAGAAGGTCAGGCCCTCGTCAACGTCAAAGAAGGTCTGGAAACTGTCGTTCGTCCGTCGACCGGCGCTGCTGGCGAAATCTTCGCTGGTGTCAGCCTGACTCGCAACACTCCTCCGCACGTTCTGCCGTGGGTTGGTGAAGCAGTCGTTCCTGCTTCCCTGACTGTCGAACTGCCGCGTCTGCCGATTTCCGGTCAGATCATGGTCAAGCTCGCCGGCGCCAAAGCCACCATCGTTGCCGGCGTTCCTGCCGCAGCCGGTGAAGTTCAACTGGTCGGCAGCCGTCTGTCGTTCCACGCCGATCAGCAGGGCGCTGAATACTTCATCCAGATGGCTTACGAGCCTACTCTGGCAGAAGCTGCTCAACTGCTGGGTAACATGCCTATCGGTGGTATCTCCGCCCAGGTACAAGGCGTTGTTGGTGTCGTCACTCGTGGTGATGTTGCTACCACTTTCTACGACGCCTCGGCCGACTTCCAAGGTGCCCTGCAAGTCAAGCTGGGTGCTGACGGTCGCTTCACTGTTGGTGGTTCGGGCGTTACCGTTCCGAACGCTGTCGTCATCACTGCACCGAGCGCCGAGAACACTGCTCTCGTCCTGCGCCTGAACGTTTAATGCGACCTGCTTGAAATAGCAAGACGCACGACACAATATCTGGAGATACACAAATGACTCACGCATTCAAAGGCGCCAAGATGGTCCTGCGGGACGGTAGCCCAATCGAAGACCTGCGCCTCGGCAAGGGCCGCGAACTCGCCCTGTCCAGCTCGACTGGCGATATCAACGCTTCGAGCACCCAAGATGCCATGCGCATCATCGGTGAACTGATGACCGCGATGGCTTCTGGCCAGATCGTTCAACAGAACCAGAGCATGACTGCTCAACAAGAAGCAACTGCCGCTGCCGAAGCCCGTCGTGAAGTCCTGGCCGAAGCCATGGCTGATCACACTGGCCAGAAGTGGTCCGCACTGGGCGCTTCGCTCGCTCAGCAGATCAACGAACAAGCTGACCGTGAAGGTTTCGTACGGAAGCTGATGGTCGGCAACACTCTGCGTCAAGGTGAAGTGCAGCGCGTTCCGATGCCTGCTCACGACACCATGGCCGTAGTTGCCACCTCCGGTGCTTCGGTTGGTTATCAGACCATCCGTCAGCGTGTGTTCACTCCTGACGAGTTCGAGATTCAGGCCAACGTTCGCGTTGAAAACCTGGACATCCAACAAGTCAACGGTGACCTGCTGGACCACGCGTACAACGACGGTCTGCAAGCCATCATGGTTGCAGAAGACCGCCTGTGGAAGAAAGCTGCTGACAGCACCGTCGGCATGGTCAACAACCTGGAGCTGATCGCTGGCGAACTGACCACCAAGAACCTGGGTCGTCTGCGTCAAGCAATCGCTCGCTGGGGTCTGCCGGCTACTCACATCGTCCTCGCGAACGACTACTGGGCTGACGTGATCGGTAGCAACGATTTCGCTACCTTCTTCGATCCGATCACCAAGTACGACCTGCTGATGACCGGCCAGATCGGTACC